CACAGGGTATTACTAATCCCGTTGAGGGCCAGATTGTTAGGGGCGAGCCAGTAATATGTAAAACGTGTGCATATTATGTCGGCTACTGGTGCGTGGAATGGATCGGGTCAGAGTGGCTACCTCAGCCATATAGTAGAGAAAGTGATTACTTTGAAACCGAAAAGGAGGCCAAGCAGTGGCTTGAATGGCTATTAGATGATATGGCCTACGAAACAGAGGAAGAGGAGTGGGGTATAGAACTATGAACACACGATACGACACACCTGAGTGGAAAGAACTAGAGCGCATCCAGAACCTACCGTGCTACTGGAACCAAGACATAATAACTATAACGGCTCTCATGGATGACGAGCAATTCAAGGCGCACGTAGAGCGATATAGAATTAAGAACGAGGACGAGCTATGAATAGTATTTTAGTCGAAATCAAAAACAAATATGGGGTAGATTATATCTATCCCGTTTGTTCCAAAGCCCACTGTTTCACTGAGATAGCGGCTACTAAAACCTTAACGCCTCACGTTATAAAATTAGTTAAGTCTTTGGGATATCGAGTAATTGTTCAATCCAACACTCCAGAGGAGCTATGAAAATGACAAGCATAGAAGCTAAGTACAGAGAAGCCCGACTACTAGTAGTAGCAAGCTGTTATATGATAACAGTTATTGGAATAGTTATTCTTTTGGCTTGACGGCAATACAGAGACTTTAAAGCCCTTGAAGTACTGAAAGGGCTTTAAAGATCTCTGAACTGAGGAAGACATATGAGTGGCGAGGAAATGTCCAGACAAGACGTTATAGATTTTATTATGAATCGTCTTAATGTAGCGTTGAGAAACATTGACGAAGTTATTGATAGTACAATAGATCCTGCTGACGAACATAAATTGTTTAAGGCGATTGATTGTTTACATGAACTAAAAAATTGTTGTAATGATGACGAGGAATAATATTATGAAGATAGCTAAGATTGGTGCGACCTGTTCTGAATGCCACAAGTCTTATGTCGTTAGAGTTTATGCGGTAGACTACGACAATTATATAATTAATCGTGAGCTTGTACAAAACGTGTGGCCTGACATGACGCCTGACGAGCGTGAGATTATTATTAATAGTCAGGTCGGTGGGCCATACTATTGTGCGCCTTGCTGGGATAAATTATTTGAAGAAGATGATAAATACGACGAAGACCCTTGGCCTGAAGATACTGGCAAGGATAACTGGAGACTTGAAAGCCCCTACTGTTAGGAGAAAATATTATGATAGTAGATTTTATGCCCAATGGCCCAGCGAGTGACTACGACACAGTGGTGACTGCATTTAATTTTGTGGATCATTTTATTATATGGCAGGAGGATACCCAGCAATATATTTTAAACGGACGGCCTGAAGAAATGGAGATGGCCCTACGCAGTTTGCTAATTGAACGGGGTGCAGTAGATGATACCGAAACAGAATAAAGAGCGCATGATTAATACTAATAGGCTGGTCAGGTCAGCGATGACCGACGAGGATTATTGTTCTTTTATTCTTGATTGCTTGCATGAAAAACAAAGTGGGTGGTCTATGGACAGGCTACTTAAATTTTGGATTGATGCATCTTATTCAGATGACACCGTTGAAGAATGGATTAACAGGCATAGAGGAGAATAGTATGTATTACATAGCATCTCGAAATCAACGCGGCAGTGGCGGTATGATTATATGGCGTCACATTAAAAAACTAAAGTCTTTCAAGGCTACTGATGGCATGGAATATGTAGTCGCTAAAAGTAAAAAAGAAATGGATCGGTCACTGCCTATTTATATTGGTGTTGGTGACAAGCTTGTTAGAACTAGACGTACTGAAACTCCCTTATGGGATTTAATGCTAGATGATTTTTTCGGTAGGAGATAATCATGCGATTAACTAAGCCCCAGCAAAAAGCATTACGAGCAAAGTGGATTTACGCAAATCAAAATAAAACTTACTTACAGTTTAGACGCGCTGTCCATGAATTATTTATGGGGGATGGCGCTATCGTTGTACAGTGGAGCGGTATGTGGTTAGTAATAGAACCGGATGGTTACGTCCATACATAGGATAGTATTATGAAAAATAATTTCGTAGCGAAACACGCTAATAAATATAATAAAGCCAAGGTCTTTAAAGATCGCAAGAAAGCCTCTAAAAAAATTAGGGGCTCTAAACATAAATCACAGGAATAGTATTATGAAAACATACATCCATGTAAACCAACACAAGATTCGTGCTAATAAAAAACATGGTACGGACGAGCCTGTTATTACTATAAAGCGAGGCAAATCAAATACTTATTGCCACGAGGTTAGTATTAAAGGCCCGTCAGTTTTACGGTACAGTGGCAACGATAAACCTATATTATCTTGTGGCGCTAGAGTTGTAATCGAAACCGAATCAGATGTGGAGATAGTTAAATGAAATTTAAAAACGAGTGTGGTCACCCTGAAGAAGATTATCTATTTACTATGGAGGTCGATGGTCAGATCTGTGATGTATGGTACTATAGGCACAGCCTTGGTGATGAGAATGAGTTTTGTTTGCGCTATGGCAATGAGGATTACGAATATAGAAGTAGTTGGAGTTGTAGTTTAATTGAAAGAAGTCTTTCTCGCCGTAGAAACTATGCAGAGACTGACGTTGAACGAGAACATATTGACCAGCTAATAAAACTAAAAGAAAAGTTAAAGGAGCTTGGCTACTGGGACATTGATTGGAACCTAGATGCAGAGATACAAGAACTAAGAGCCGCAGTTGACAATTACAACGATTCGTGTAGAGTAGTTGTCATTGGTTAAATACTTCAGGATTGAAAGCCCTTTAAGGTATGAAAGGGCTTTACAATCCCTCAGCATGATCGGCCCGGCGGCAGTCGATTGTGCCTTCCTTATCGCCGTCACACAGGAGAACTACAATGGCTTACGCCTCTGGTTACGTTACAGTTGAAACAGAAATAGATATCAGTGACTACGACGGTAGCATTGATATTGAGTTTGATGGGGTTAGTGATGTGGTTGAGACTGCTGAATCTAACGGCTACAGTAAAGAAGAAATTATTGATTATTGCTTTGACGAGGGCATGGTTGATCCTGCTAAGTTTATGCGGGAATATATGACGGTCGAGCAGATCATGGATTTATATCACGAGACTGTTACTAATAAGCTAGATTTATTGGCGCTTACAGTATCTAATCAAAGCGATAGAATTAAAGAGCTTGAGGCACAGCTTGCAGAGGCTCGTAAAACTGATGAGGAAGCCGTGAAAGAGGTTGCTTATTAACTAATCCTGTGGGGGATCTTTGGGGGCTTCGGCCCCCGTTTTTTTGAGGTAATTATTATGTATATCACCCATGCAAAAGCGATCCAAAATTACGCGAAACAATCTAGTGATAATCTAGTTAATGTAATTACTATGGTGGTCTTAAGCATTCAGCAACCGTGGCTATCTGTTGGGGATCAGATGGCTGATGTAAAACAGAACGGACTTGATTCTAAATTTCTTTGGGGTAATAAGCGTAAAGCATATACTTATATAACTAAACGTAAGGACTTCATACACAATCAATACCTTGCAGTTATAAACTCTAGTAAGTCTGATGACAATAAAGCATATTCTTTAATGAATATATTTCTTCGTGTTGAAGGGCTTGGTATGGTCAAGGCTGGTTTTGTTTGTCAATTATCCGCAGGATTAGTTGGATGTATTGACCTTCATAACATTAGGCTGTATGGTATTGATGAAAAGGTTTTGAAGTTGCCTAAGTCTTTAAAGACTAAAACCTTAAGAGATGATAGGATCAATAAATATATATCTATATGTCACAATATAGGTACTGAAAATCTTTGGGATACTTGGTGTGATTATTTATCTACTAAGAGTCCAAAGTGGTCTGATGGCTTTGAAGTTTCTAAAGTTCATTACGACTATTTAATGCGGTAAAACTTAAACTACTTGGAGAAAATCATGGAAAATGTAACTGCTCTGTTTGGCTCTCGACCTACTAGTCTTTTTGATAAGGGCTATGATGGCGCTGGTTTTGATGTAGCAACTGTACCGTTAATGTATTTTAACGAAGACGGTGAGTGGCATTCTTCTTCTAAGGTTGCTGTCGTGCGTACAGATACTATGGAGGAGCTTGGTATTCACGGTCATAAGTATAAGCCAGTAGCACCTAAGACATTAATTGATACTCAACGTGCCATCATTATGCGTAGTGCTTTAAATACTGACGGCATCACTGAGACTATCAGAACGAGCCACAGTGGATCTAGAACTTTCGTGCGGTATACACTACCTAATCATAACTATACGACACCAGACGGCGATTCAGCTACGCTGGAGCTACTTGGTACTACGTCTTTCGATAGTAGCTTTCCGTTTATTCTATCGGTCGGGGCGAGACAAGCGGCCTGCTTGAACGGTCAGGTTTTTGTTAGTGGCACTGCGGCTATCTTCAAGGCGCGACATACTATGAACCTTGACATCGGCCATGCATCTCGTGTTATAGTCAAGTGTCTTGAGGTGTTCGAGAAAGAGCGAGACTTGTGGCGAGATATGTATAATACACCTGTTACTGAAAAGCAAGCTATGTATGTATTCGCTGAAGCCGCTAACTGTTTAGATCTTGTACGTGCCGCAGTGAATGAGAGCGGTACATCATGGTCAGCAGTGTTTGATAAGTTACCGCGATTCAATAGCACACTAACTTATCTTTCTAAGGCGTGGACTGATTACGCTAGAAAGCTGGGGCCGAATCAGTGGGCTGTATATAATACACTTACCGATTGGTCTACTCATGCTCCAGCCGCTACAAAGAAATCAGAAATCAATATCGCCTCCGTTAGTTCTAAGCGACAAGATGTTGTGCGCCGTGTGGTAGGCTCTGATGTCTTCCGTATCGCGGCCTGATAATGTTGATATTGAATCTCTTGTTCAGCTTTATATTTATATCCGGCCTAATCCTGATTATACAGGCTTATCTCAGAAGCTGAAAGACTTACACTTTAGTGAGTCAGAGATATTTAATATCCTTCACAGAGTTCGTGAAGGTTACTACTAAAACTAATGCGCCCTTCGGGGCGCTTTTCTTTGGAGAATACTATGGACAACCAGCCTTTAATTGTTTGGGTTATGGAATACTACGATACAGTTGCAGGAGAAAAGTCACTTGATCTGTACAAGACAGAGGAAATGGCTCAAGAAGATAAAAGAAAACTAACGGCTGACGGCACTATTAGTGACGTTTTAATTTATCAAAGGATGGTATGGCAATGAATACGTTAAAAGAACTACGTAACTTTAGGCAGAATTTACGCAATCTCAAGGCTGACAATCTACGCGCTATGAGATACTATGAGCGTGAGTATGGTCAGCAAGATTCTGTTGCTAATTTTATGAGCGGCATGGCAAAAGGTAAGACTGCGCCTTTGATGACCCTTGACCACATTATCAAAAGATTAGAGATGGAGAAAGAGTATGGGAACGCCTAGTATGTATGGATCGTTTGTTCTAGATGTAGAACTAGACTGCGATTGGGCAACGATGGATGTTAGAATCTTTTATACAAATCATTCAGAAGGAGTAGATCTTGATAAAGTCGAAATGGTTGGAGGCCTCTTGGCAGGATTGGATGTCAGTAGCTACCTCAGTACTAGTTATATATTTGATCTTATCGCTGATGAGATAAGTAATGCAGACTATCATTACAGTGATCATGGAGATGCGGCATGATAGATGAAAATGAAATACCAATGCATTATTACAGAATAGAGTATCAGACTGATACTACTATTGGCACAGATGAATGGGAGTGCGGTAATGCTTATGAAACTTATGAGCCGGGCGCTAAAGGGGCTCTTATATCTCACATAAACGAGTACCCCTTTCTTCCAGTGCGTGTCACCCGCGTACAACTTATACCAACTTATGAAACACTAGGACACTATAAGCCATGAATATATTTTATCTAGACGAAGATCCCGTTACTTCCGCAAAGCGAATGTGTGATCAGCACATCGTTAAGATGCCCTTAGAATCAGCACAGATACTATCAACAGCGCATAGAGTTCTTGATGGTAAAATGGTTGAAGGTTCTACATCGTCAGGCCGTAAAGCTAAACGCTGGATACTTCCTAAGTGGGACGATAAATATTATCTTGCGGCTTATGTCAATCATCCCAGCACAGTCTGGGCTAGGCAAAGTGATGAGCATTATGATTGGTTATATAAACACTTCAAAGCTTTGAGTGCAGAGTTCTATGAACGCTTCTCACATAACCATACAAGCTGGCTAAAGCTACGTATGTTTCTTTCAAAGATGCCAAAGAATATAAAAAGTAATGGCTGGGTTGACCCGCCTCAGTGTATGCCCGACACCTATAAAGATGAAGACACTATCATCGCTTATAATCTATATTACATGAGTAAGTATACAGATTGGTTAGCGGCTGGTAGACCTATGAAATGGAACGGTAATCTTAGACGAGCTTCTTATGTAACAGGTGAGCAATGTACTTTAAATTAAAACCTAAAGACCATCACGATTCTATACTCATGGGGCAGGACACTGTTAGGCTTTGTGAAATGCAGGGTATTGTTCCAAGAATGACAGATAAAAAGGGTATGGCTACACGAACAGAAAATAATATCACTGCCTTCAAAGCAGAGTTTTTATTTGCTCGTTTGTTTAATTTACCTTTGCCCGTTGTAAATGTTTTGTCTGACGGCGGCATAGATTTTTGGTTGGGGGAAATATCTGTAGATGTAAAGTGTAGCTCCCGTGAGAACGGCCCGTTGATATTTGACACTGAAAAATCTTTTGCCGCTAAAGTTGCAGTTCTTTATGGCGCAACAGATGACCCTGAAATTTTAAAACTGCATGGTTGTGTTGGTAGAAAAGCTTTCTTTGAAAGAGCCTACAAAAAAGACTTTGGCTATGGAGAAAGGTTTGTAATGAACGCAGACAGCTTAGATCCTATTGAAAAACTATGGAGGTTTTATGTTGAAAAGAACTTTACTTCTAATTAAAGAATCGCCAGAGTACGTGAGTGCATTAATTATTGTAACTTGTTTTTCTCTTGGCATCGTGATCGGACAGTGTCTCAAAGAAGGAGGATATCTATGAGTATTGATGAGGCGACCCCAGAAGAATGGGATAATACGTTTAAAAGTAAAACGGTTTATGGAAAGCTTTATCATCCTGAAGATAAACATGATGTGGTAAATAAACCAGACCACTACAACAAAGGAGCCATCGAAGCTATTCAAGCTATTAGAGCCTCAATGCACCCACAAGAATTTAAAGGGTATCTTAAAGGTAATTGCCTTAAATATCTTTGGAGGTATGAGTACAAGAATGGCATAGAAGATCTCAAGAAAGCGCAAGTTTATCTGGGTTGGTTGATCAAGGAGCTAGATAATGATTAATGATACCATCGTATCAGACGAAGGTAAAGAGTATTCAGTAGAAGAAATTAAACATAGTAGTAGAATCACCAAGAGCCAAACGCCAAAGGGTACTTTAGATTGGTATCTTAAATGGATTGGAAGCATCTGGTTGATTGTTGCTATTGCTTTGCGGAGCACTGGCATACCGGAGCTACAAGTGTATGATATGCTTTTAAGTTTTGCGGGTACTACTATGTGGGCTGTAGTTGGTTTTATATGGAGCGATAGAGCAATCATCGTGATCAATGCAATCGCGGCTGTCATGTTATTGGCTGGCCTATTCAGTAAAATATTTGGAGGTTAAATGAACTTTAATAGTTATCAACAGAAAGCTGTTAGCACTGCTATATACACAGATAAATTTTATCCTATAGCTTCTTTAATGGTAGAGTCCTCAGAGTTAGCAGATCTTTTTATCAAGCCCATGTTGCGCGGGGATGCGAAGAAGATAGATAGGGATGAGATCATATCAGAGGCTGGCGATGTTTTGTGGAATCTTGCCAATGTCTTGGCTGACAACGGGATTGACTTCTCAGAAGTTGCCAAGTATAATTTGTCCAAACTCCAAAGCCGTCAAAGTCGAGGGGTGATTATGGGATCAGGAGGAAACCGTTGAAAGTAATACAAGGTAACTTTAAAAAGGATAAGTCTAAAACTCTTAAACAAAAAGTTTCAGAGGGTCCAGATAACATCGAAGATGATGAAGAGATTAAATATCCTTTTATACTTATAATAGATACTGGCGATGAATTAAAAATAGTATCTGATATTCCAATGGAAAAGTTTAATTTGATGTTAGACTTAGTAAAGAACACTATATTAACAGGTGATTATGATTGAGGAAAGTATGATAGATATTCAAGATACTTTATGTAAAGCTTTTATTATGTCGCTAGGTTCAGCCATGCCTGAGCGAGATGTTGTTGATCACATGGCTCGTTTTGTAAAGGCCCATGCTTCTTTGGAGGACGAAGTATTGACTGAAGATTTTGTTTATAGTATGATACCGCAGTACATTAATTTCATTTGTAATAAATTGGAGATTTAGATTATGGCTCTTGTTGAAGGTAATGCATATTGGGCATCTGTTACTACACCAAACACAACGTACCAACCTGTGTACACTGTGAATTTGGTGGTATCTGATGAGGTCGCTAGTGATTTTAGATCACGAGGCTTTACTGTAAAGGATATGGAAGAAGGCCCAGCAATTATTATTAAACGAAAAGTTAATGGCCCCAACGGTATGGTGCGCTCTGCTCCAAAGCTGTTGGATAAACATAAGCAACCTTTGAATGCCGCTGTTGGTAATGGTTCAAAGGTAAAGGTTCAGTACAAAGAGTGGGAGTCCACTTGGAACGGTACGCTGTACAAGGGGCTTGACTTTCAAGCAATGCAAGTAATAGAGTTGGTTGAATATGCCAGCCCTGATGGTGCTGAGTTCGACATTGAAGATGACGATGGAGATGAGCTGTGAATTATCGTTACACTTTTGAAGATAAAGTTTACGATGTATCAAAGCTACCACTTGAGGCGGTTTCCTGCTTCAAGCTGTTAGCTAATGTTAATGATCGCATTGATGACTTTCAAAACGAAGTAACTATTGCTCAAGCATCTGCGGTAGCACTACACCAAAAGATGCAAGAGCTGTTGGACGATTCTGCGGTTGTTGAGGATAATGCAACGGAGGAGTAATACATGGGCGAATTTGTGGAGTACCACAAGCCCTGTCCGAATTGTGGAGGCAGTGATCCTGTCTCCATTAATTCAGATGGCTCTGCAAAATGTTTTAGTTGTGGTGAGTTTTTTAGAGATTATGAATCTGCAATGGGAGGCAACGTGGCAGACTTTTCATCATATCAGAGATCAAGTAATAACATTATTCAGGACAAACAAAGCGTGTATCACGCACTAACAGATAGATCAATTACATTAGATACAGTTAAAAAATATGGTGTTCGATCCGTCAAAGACGAGTCGGGCAAGATCATCGAACATCATTATCCGGCCTACATCAACAACGAAGAAGTTGCTACAAAGATACGAAGACCCGATAAACATTTTAGTTGGACGGGATCACCTAAAGGTACAGGTTTATTTGGTCAGCAGGTAGCACAGGCTGGCGGTAAGTTTATCACTATTACTGAGGGAGAGTGTGACGCTATGGCGGCATACGAACTGCTTGGTAGTAAGTGGCCTGTAGTTTCTGTTAAGAACGGAGCGCAAGGCGCGGCTAAAGATGTACAAGAGAACTTAGAGTTTCTTGAGTCTTTTAACTATGTGGTTATCAGCTTTGATAATGACAAGGCCGGTATAGAAGCTTCAAAGAAAGTTGCTCGTGTGCTCAAGCCGGGAAAGGCCAAGATCATTACTCTTCCAAAAGAGTTTAAAGATCCTAATGAAATGCTCAAGCTTGGACAGCACAAAGCTTATGTCAACTCTTGGTGGGCGGCTAAACTTTATACGCCTTCTGGTATTCTTAATGTTTCTGAAGAGCGTGAGAACTACAAGAAGCGCGAGAAGAAAGAAGCAGTTCCCTATCCTTGGCACGGCTTGAATGCAAAGCTAGAAGGCTTACGCCAAAAAGAATTAATAACTCTTACTGGTGGAACGGGCCTTGGTAAGTCTAGTGTAACGCGAGAACTCCAGCACTGGTTGATCACCAATACAAATGATAGAGTGGGTGTCATAGCTCTTGAAGAGGATTGGCGCAGAACAGTAGATGGTATACTTTCTATTGAGGCGAATGCCCGACTACACATAGATAGTGTTCGTGCTCAGTTCAGCGATGAAGAGATTGATAATTTCTTTAATGTTTTATATGGCGGTAACAACGAGAACAGAGTCTATGTTCATGCTCACCTTGGGATGAATGATGTAGATAGTGTCTTCTCTAAACTGCGCTTCATGGCGATGGGCCTTGAATGTAAGTGGATAGTTTTTGATCACCTACATATGCTCCTGTCTATGACTACTGATGGTGACGAGCGCCGCAACATTGATTCTATTATGCACAACTTCAGGACTCTGGTAGAGGAGACAGGTGTAGGGCTAATCCTTGTGTCGCACCTCAGAAGAGTTGATGGTAATCGCGGTCACGAGAATGGTATAGAAGTTAATCTCAGCCACATGAGAGGATCGCAAAGTATCGCACAGCTATCTGATTCAGTTATATCTCTTGAGCGCAACCAGCAGGCAGAAGATCCTATTGAAGCCAGTACTACTAGAGTACGTGTTCTCAAGTCTCGTTACACTGGAGACACAGGTATCGCCACGCATTTGTTTTACGATAAAGATACTGGTAGACTCAGTGAAATATCAATGGAAGTAGAAGAACAAGACGATCTTGAATTATGAAAAGTATAGTATTTGATATTGAGGCCGACAGCCTAGAGCCTACAAAGATTTGGTGTATTGCCGCAGTTGATCCTGACTCTGGTGAAACCAAAACCTTTGGGCCTACGGAGATTGTCAATGGCCTCGCCTTTCTAACATCTGCTGATAAGCTTATCGGGCATAACATTATTGGTTATGATCTCCCAGCTATCAAGAAGATACACAACATAGATTTAGCAGAGGGTCGGGCTATAGTTGATACGCTTGTATTGTCACGCCTCTTTAATCCTACACGAGAGGGTGGACATAGCCTTGAGTCTTGGGGCTACCGCATTGGTCTACAGAAAATAGAGCATACAGAGTTTGGAGAATACACTCCAGAGATGCTGAACTATTGCCGCAACGATGCGGTTCTTAATGCTAAGATGTTTAATAATCTCAAGTCAGAGTCTCGTGGATTCAGCCGCCAATCAGTTGTACTCGAACATGAGACATTAAAAATTATTGCTGATCAGCGCGAGAAAGGTTTTCTGTTAGACATTCGTGCGGCTACACTACTTGAGGCTGAGTTGACTGACCGCCTCAAAGAAGTAGAGCGAGAGGTTCAGAAGACCTTCAGACCCAAACAAATCAAAACTATTATTGTTCCATACTTTACTAAGACAGGTGCGCTTTCTAAGATGGGCCAGATCCAAGGCTCAACAAAGAAAACGCGGCTGACTCAAGAAGAGTATGAGGACTTAGCTACTAAGCGTAAGGCTGTACGAATTGAAGAAGTACCTTTTAATCTTGGATCTCGTAAACAGATCGGTGAGTACCTTGTTGACTTTGGTTGGAAGCCAAAAAAGTTTACGCCTACAGGACAGCCAATCGTAGATGAATCTACACTCAGTAAGATTACAGATATACCAGAGGCAACGCTCATTGCAGAGTACTTATTGCTACAGAAACGCATAGCGCAAGTTAAGTCTTGGCTTAAAGAAGTATGTGACGATGATCGTGTAAGGGGCTTTGTTAATCCTAATGGTACGATTACAGGACGCATGACCCACAACAGCCCGAACATGGCACAAGTGCCTAGTCTTGGATCACCTTATGGGAAAGAATGTAGGGCTTGTTGGTCGGTTCCAGACGGCTACAAACTATTAGGTATTGATGCCAGCGGATTAGAATTACGTATGCTGGCCCATTACATGAAGGACGAGGACTTCAAAAATGAAATACTGCACGGAGACATACACTCAACTAACCAACGACTTGCAGGGCTTGAATCAAGAAATCAGGCAAAAACATTTATCTATGCCCTCTTATACGGAGCAGGAGATGAGAAGCTTGGCAGTGTGGTTGGAGGAAACAAGCGTGATGGTGCGAAACTTAGAAAGCGTTTCTTCGATAATCTCCCTGCATTTAAACATCTTAAAGACACAGTTGGACGAGCGGCTTCAAAAGGTTTCCTCAAAGGATTAGATGGGCGTAAACTGTATGTTAGATCTGAACACGCGGCACTGAACACCCTGCTCCAGAGTGCTGGTGCAATTGTTATGAAGCAGGCAATGATACATCTGGATGAGCTAATTAAACTTAATATGCTGGACGCCCACTTTGTTTGTAATGTGCATGATGAGTGGCAGTTAGAAGTAAAAGAATCTGTAGCTGATTCAACAGGACAACTGGGGGTTGATGCTATAATAAAGGCGGGTGAGGGGTTAGAATTGTTTTGTCCTCTTGATGGTGAGTACAAGATAGGAGACAACTGGAGTGATACGCACTAGCCTGCTCTTATTATTATTAGCTGGTTGTTCTACGAACACAGGCGGTAGATGTGTTGAGTGGATAACTGTAGAAAAAAAACAACAAGATTGTACTAGACTCCCCTATCGTATTTGTGTCATTACAGTGGTCCCAGAGCCAGTTTGTATTAGAAGAGAGGTTGGGGTATGAAAAAATTTGGACTGTGGTTGTATGATTGGTACAACTATATTTTTGACCACAAAATAAATCCGCTACGCCACATCCCTGATCCCACGACTAGATTCTTTTTAATGTTTTACTTGTCTGTGGCATGGAGCGGTGCGTTTGCATTGTGGGCTGGAAGCTGGTATTACTTTGGCGGCAGTGTGTACGTTCACCTAATCTTACTAGCAATGTTTTTCATTACCATCTCTATATTTGTTGATGCAGAACGCCAAGGCCAGCGATGGTTATTTGAACTAAAAAAGAATAGGAATAAAATTAATGAAGATGGGGCATGAACCCAACAGAGTCGGTGACTTAGCAGAACACTATGCTGTTACGTGGTTGTGGGACAACGGCTATCATGTGTTCAAGAACTGCGGATGCACAGGGCCGGTGGACATTGTTGCCATGAACCCAGAAGGCGAGATCACTTTGATAGATGTGAAGTCTTATAAAGACGGTAGGCTATCTGCAAAGACTGCACTTCAAAAAGAACTTGGTGTACAGTATCTTCACTACAATTCAAGGACACGCAAGTGTCGATTTGTAAGGCATAGAAAATGAAACTTGACACACTAATTGACGATATTTATGGACAGCTTTTAGGGCTATCCGAAGGCCGTGAATTTAATTTAAGTGATGAAGATCTAGACCTTACTGTGTCTCGTATTAAAGATTCGCTCCTTGCTTGGGCTAGGCCATCAGAAAGAAACTCAGGGTTCACGCTCCGTATGTCTAATGTTGGTCGTCCCGCTCGACAGCTTTGGTATGAACAAAATCTACCGTCTGAAACGTCAGCACCCTCACCCTCTTTACAAATTAAATTTCTGTATGGCCACATACTAGAAGAAATTCTATTGATGCTTGTCAGGGCTTCAGGCCACGAGGTCACCGACGAACAGAAAGAAGTAGATGTGAAGGGAGTAAAGGGCCACATTGACTGTAAGATAGACGGTGAGGTGGTCGATATAAAGACTGCATCTAAGTTCTCGTTCAACAAGTTTCGTGAGGGGCGTCTGCGTGAAGATGATCCCTTTGGTTATATGTCCCAGCTTGCTGGCTATGAAGAGGCTGAGAACTCCTCTGAAGGCGGCTTCCTTGTAATCAATAAAGAAAGCGGAGAGCTTTGTCTCTACCGCCCAGAAGAGCTTGATAAGCCAAACATCAATACTCAAATACAGAGTATAAAGAAATCTCTAAAGCTTGCTACTCCCCCGCCTCGCTGTTACGAGTCGGTTCCAGAAGGCAAGAAAGGCAATATGAAATTACATAGAAGTTGTGCATATTGTCCATATAAATTTGAGTGCTACAAAGATGCTAACAATGGTAAAGGTCTTAGAGCATTTAAATATTCAAACGGCCCCATGTATCTGACGCACGTAGAAGTTGCCCCAAGGGTTGAAGAGATTGTATGAACAGTAAAACTATGAAAAAAATAAATCGCCATGTTACTGTTATTTCAGTTCAGTGGTTGAGAAGTCTTATGCCTAATGAAGAAGAGGCAAACAAGATTACAGCCAACAACTACAAACAGTTCTTAAATCAAGATAAATTTTACTTTAGTGACAGACAGATTTTCAATTCTTCATTTACAGAAAAATGGACTCGTCGCAAATTAAAGAAACTCTTTAGGCTTAATCCTTCTAGATCTATTGACAGCTACAATTATACTGATCTATTATGAAGGTTCTCAGTTTAGAGGCGCTTATCTTTTTTTGCGCCAAACAACTGGCAGATGAAGAGCCGATAGAAGAAGAGCTACTATTTGAACTGTATACTATACTAAAATTTTATTTTGAAGACGAAGAAAGAATAATAATCCATTGAAACCAAAAATAAGAAAGGGCTACCGCAAACAGCGCGTTAAACGTCCAGTAGACAAAGCCCCCATTAAGGGCTATGATTCTAATTGGGAGTATGAACTACACTCTGGCATTCTAAATGATTGGAAAATTCATTCAGAAAAAGCAGAGTATATAGTAGAACATACGTACCATCCAGATTTTATACGTGAGGTTGATGGTAAAAAAATATATCTAGAGGCAAAGGGACGCTTCTGGGATCACACCGAATATAATAAATATGTTTGGATAGCAAAAGCTCTTCCAAAAGATATTGAGTTGGTATTTTTGTTTGCTGACCCCAATGCACCAATGCCTCAAGCAAAGCGCCGTAAAGACGGTACAAAACGTAACCATGCTGAGTGGGCCTCTTCTAAGGGTTTTAGATGGTTCTCTGAGGATAGTATCCCAGAGGATTGGATAGACGCTTCAAAAAGGGGGAGCCTCAGTGATGATAAATGACCGCAAGCGCGAAAGACTAGAAAAGTTTAGTCGGCATAAAAGAAAAAAACATGAGGAGCGAGATGAAGACAAGCACAAACCCCTCAAGAAAAGAAATAAATACAAACTTAATATTAATGACCTAAATGATTTAGACGAATTGGAGGAATAACCTTGGACGCCTATCAACAATACATACACAAAAGCAGATACGCTCGTTATCTCCCGCAAGAAGAAAGGCGAGAAACATGGCGAGAGACAATTACCCGATACATAAAGTATTGGGGTGATAAACTTACGGACGAAGAGCGTGTAGAAATATTTCAAGCTATTCATAAGCTAGAAGTTATGCCATCCATGAGGGCGTTGATGACCGCAGGCCCAGCACTAGACCGCGATAATATGGCAGGCTTTAATTGTAGCTACATTGCTATTGACAGCCCCAGATCTTTTGACGAGATGATGTATGTGCTTATGTGTGGCACTGGTGTCGGGTACAGTGTAGAAGATCAATATATTTCTAAACTCCCAGAAATCGCAGAGGAATTTCATGCAACAGATACAGTCATACACGTACCGGATTCAAAAGTTGGATGGGCGAAATCGTATCGGGAATTGGTATCGTTGTTGTATAGTGGTCAAGTACCAGAATGGGACACATCTAGAGTTCGACCTGCGGGTTCCTCGCTCAAAACTTTTGGAGGTAGAGCAAGTGGCCCAGAACCTCTTATCGACCTCTTCCGATTTACAGTTAGATTATTTAAAGAAGCGGCTGGACGAAAGCTTACGTCCCTTGAATGCCACGATCTTTGCTGTAAAATCGCACAAATCGTCGTTGTCGGAGGAGTCAGACGATCAGCCCTGATTAGTTTGTCAGACCTTTCTGATGATGCACTACGGCAAGCAAAGCACGGTGCTTGGTACAACACTGAGTCACAGCGCGGGCTTGCAAACAACAGCGCCTGCTACACCAGCAAGCCTTCCTTTGAACAATTCTTAGATGAGTGGAGAAGTCTTTATGAATCAAAAAGCGGAGAACGCGGAATCTTCAGTAGAGCCGCAAGCCAAAAACAAGCTGAAAGAAATGGTAGGCGGGATAGCGACAGAGATTTCGGAACAAATCCATGCTCTGAAATCATCCTTAGAAAGTCACAAGTATGCAACCTTTCAGAAGTTGTCGTCAGACCGGAAGATACGGCTGAATCTCTCAGGAGAAAAGTACGAATTGCGACTATCTTGGGAACTCTCCAAGCCACCCTCACGGACTTCAGATACCTAAGAGGTGTTTGGAAAACGAATACAGAAGAAGAATCTTTGTTAGGTGTAAGCCTGACAGGTATTCTAGATAATCCACTACTTACTCTTGAGAACGAAGATCTTGATTTACTGCTTGAAGATCTGCGTGATATTTCTATTGCAACCAACAAAGAGTGGGCAGAGCGTCTAGGTATTCCGCAGAGCGCGGCTATAACTTGCGTCAAGCCTAGCGGCACAGTATCTCAATTAGTTGATTCTGCCTCTGGGATTCATGGGCGATACGCACCTTATTATATTCGCCGTGTTAGGGCTGATATGCGTGACCCTCTTTGCAAGGTCTTAGAAGACGCTGGAGTGCCTTGTGAGATGGATAACTTCTCACCCAGTACCAAGGTATTCTCCTTCCCTAAACAGGCTCCAGAGGGCGCTGTATTCGCTTCTGAGCAGGCTGGGATGGAACAGCTAGAGTTGTGGGCCAAGTACCAAGAACACTGGTGTGAGCACAAGCCTAGTATTACTGTCTACTATCGGGACTCTGAGTTCCTTGAGATTGGTAACTGGGTCTACAATAAATTTGATTCTATCTCTGGTATCTCTTTCTTACCGTATGACGAGCACAGTTATGCCCAAGCCCCATACGAACAGATCACAGAGGAAGAATATAATGAAATGGTAAAAAACTTTCCGACAGATTTTGAGTGGGATCTTAATGAGTCAGATGATTTTACGGAAGGAGCACAAACCTTAGCTTGTGTAGGTAACTCATGCGAGTTATGAGTCCGGCAGACGCAACAATAATTGGGTTTCGTATTATTATAGATTCGGATGGTGTTCTTATGACTGAACAAACAGAACTACCGGATGAACATATCTCTAAAGTTTTTAAAGAAGAAGGCTCTCAAATATTAGTTCGTGCGGCTATTAGATCTTTCAAAGAAATTGCGGGTGATATGCACTCTCAACTAGAGACAGAAATAGACGCTATCAACAGGGTTTGCTAACATCCATTGCGGATGAGATAAGCCCCCCTGTGCTGGCCCTGTGGCGAGCAGTCTTTTTTGCAATCTTTTTAGGTTGCTTTGAAAACTGCTTGCCCTTTTTTTTGTCTTCTCTTTTCTTTTTAGAAGTCGCGGCGTACTCTGCCGACGATAAAGATTCTCTAGCACTCTTAGGAAGATAACGCTCGCCCGTAGCCTTTGGGCCTTGCGTAGAAGGCTTACCAGATTTAGTGCCCCAATCTTCTTTTGTCCAATCTGCTAGAGATTGTTGAGACTTTTTAAGTGCCATTGTGTATTTCCTCAGTAGTTTTCCAACTGTAGTAAAAGGTTATTGCGCCAGTTACTATAGGCAAAGACATAATACAGACTAATAAAAAAATGTTTATGTATAGCCCCCACCTTGAGCTTTATATTGCTTGGCTAACATCTGGGCTTTACGTCCACTCCATTGGCCCGGAGAACCGCCCTTACCCCCAGCCTTAATCTTGTTAAAAAGATTCTTACGCATGGTGGGTTTGGTATAGTTGCCTGCCTCGTTGACACGGCTTTTACCGCCCTTGTTGTAGGCTTGTCGCTCTAGATCAAATATACTTTTCATGTTCACTCCATCTCAAATACAGACTTGTATGAAACCTTACCGCCTTTAGAATACTGAGCTTTTCCTTTGTCAGCTTGCGCTAAAGGATGTTTACGCTCTAGTTCACTTATACTAATACCTCCACTTTTTCCACCTCGTCCTCCTTTTGGCCCACCAGAAAGTGAGGGAGTGTTTGGTGTTGGAGAAAGAGGTGGATTAAAACCAGAGCGATTTAAATTCCTTATAATTTGACCTGTAGGGCTAAGCTTTGTCATTACTTGAAAAATCTGCCCCATTGTATTCTTTAATGCCATTTTAATCTCCTGCTGGGAACGCTAATAGTTTTTCGTTTGAAATTATCCAAGCCTTTGGAATAGCTATCTCTGCATCGCCCTGTACGACTTGACCATCTTCTAATAATATGTGTGGACAGATGATAAGAAGATCATCGTCCTCGTGTATGATAACGCCTGACGATACAGCTATAGCCGCTGTAATCTGTTTGAGTTCACTAAGATCTCTCCAGCCTGCGTTAGAGCCGCCAGAGGCATCGTGCCAAACTACTTTATGGAGTGTGATCATATTTGACATACGGTGGACAATTACCTAATATATGTATATAGAAAGTATAACGCTTTTCTGATTCAGAGTTATGA